GTGTCTAGGTAAAGAGTTCTGATCAAGCATGATTACAGTACCTAATTCATCTACTAAGATATCTGCAATCTGGTTATTGACAATATTAAAACCAATTTGGTATGGCTTCATTAAGTCTAATAAAGCTGTAGATTTAGTATTTCTATCTGAGAACACTGCTCCTTCTACAGGAAGTTTACAACCATAAAGAGTATTATCTCCTTTAAATTGAAATCTTAATGCTCCCATATTGTTTTTATCAATACCAATATAAATAGGAGAAAAACCACCAGGGTTGTTCATACCCCAGTATGAAGGAATATTTGGCCCAATCTTTACACCACCCCATACTTCATTAATCCAGATCCAGTCTATATGTTCTCCATATACCAAAGTATCTTTTGTTTTGTTTTTAAACAATCTATTATCATAGATAGGTTTATCAGTTACAATATAATCTTCAGTAATGATCTCATTAGTTACTTCTCCTAAATCTGTAATCTTAGTTAAGTGTCCTACTTTCTTCTGAGACTTCCAATAACATGTAGATACTCTTAATAAGTATGCTGTACCTTGGTCATAGTAGTCTTCTCCTTCTGCTAATATTTGAGCAATTATGTCTGCACCATCTAGAACAGTCCCGGCCATAGCAGTTGTGTACTGTCTATATGCTAATGAAGGCATATTAGTATTCCATTCATGAGATTTAGTACCATCATAAAAAGAACCATCATTTTGCATACCACCAATTGTATATCCTGCAGATCTAATTGGATAAACATTTTCTAATGCCTCATGTTGTTCTTCAGTTAACATGTAACCAAACTTATCAATAACATCTGAAACAGTCATCATATCTGTTTTACCTACCCAGTTGCCTTGTGAAATATATCTTGCATCTGGAGACTTATGATAAAAGGTTAATGCCGGATTCCATAATTCAATATCATAATCATCCTCCATCATCTTCATATGCCAAAACTCTCTATCAGTAATAAGCATATCTCTAAAAGCTCTTTCTTCAAGTTCATCCATACGGAATCTTTCTATATCTACTTGATGTTGATGTGAAGCCCATTGTTCTACCATAGATCTATAATCCTTTTTAAAGAATCCTTCTATTTCAGGTAATGATTTTATTTTATCAGGAGCTGTTTCTTGTTGAAATTCTGGAGATTCTGGATCCATACCTTGTGCAATCAAGGCTTGTGTAATTTTCATTTGAGCATCTGATAGTAAAGTTTCTTCTACCATAGATCTCTTTTGTTCTAACATTTCATTATATGACGTATCATCAATAGCTCTATAACTAAGTTTAGTACTTCTTTTTGCAAACTCTCCAACTAGTACATTTATAACATTTGGAATAATTGGATAAAACTTTAACTCAAGTGCTGATACATCTTCTTTTGTTAATATCTCAACAATATCTCTATAGTCATTATCTTCTTCAACTATATAATCAGTCTTATCAATAATACCTTTTGCAAGTTTATAGTTCTTCATCAACCTACGGGCATTTCTTCTAAGTTGTTTTAGTCCTTGCCATTCTAACCAATCTAAGTTCCAAGCTGCCCATTGTTGATCTTTTTCTTTTTTAGGAAGAAACTGCAATGGTTGAGTAATACTACCCATTCTATTCTGAGTAGACTTAACACCTTTTTTTGCTTGTAATGCGTTAATTATTTGCATAATTTTTTACTTTAAATTTTTAAATGGAGATCTGTTTGAAGATTGCCCCATTGATACTGTACCTCTCCCCATATGACGGAAGGGACTCTTATTTAATTTAAACAAATTATCTGACTTTTGCAAGTTTTTAGCTGCATCATCCATAATAACTCTTTTACCATAACCTCTATTTGCATGTTGAATTCTCATAAATGCAACCAATGCAGCAAAAGAAACTAATCTATCCACATTGACACCATCTCCATATTCTCTCATTTCTGTAAGTAACATTGGATCAGGTATTCTTTCTATACCATAAGTAGTTCTTACTATTGTTCCATCTGATTTTGTTTCAACATCTATTTCTTCTTTAGTATATTCAATAGCATAACTAAGTAAATGTTGTTTAAACAATGTACCTGTATTCTTCCAACCATACTCCTGGAACACGTTAGCATTAGCACCAAGATCTTTTAAGAACATAATCTGACTTTTGGGAACTAAGTATCTTTGTTTTTTTCTGGAGATCATGTACTGAATAAATAATGAGATGTTGTTCTCAATTACTGTCCATGCATTATACCATTCTATTATCATCTCTAATCTTTCATGTGTTTGCTTGATATCATCAAATCTTCCACACCAAGCTGCTACAATTTTATCTGGTTCTATATAAGTCTCTGTTTCTGTACCAGTAACCTTAGTAACTTCTATAGGAGTTTTCATTACATAAATGGAGCATAAAGATTCTGATGTTGTTGTTTTCCCTTCAGATACCGGGTCAATAGATGCATAATAATGTTTAGCAAACTCTGGATTAGCTATTGGTCTTTCCCATACAACTAATACTCCAGTTTTATCTTCTGTTTTTTTAGTCATTGGAAACTCCTTAATAGGTTGTTTATTACTTACTTTAGTTGTAACTTTTCCTTCTGCATCTCTAGATATGTCTAAGAATTCATAAGCATATTCTTTATCTTCTATTCTTCTTTGTTGTGCAGATAATAAATGAGGTGGGAACTTAGATACTGTCCTATGTGCAAATGCCTCTTCTATGTTTCTTGGATGCTGAGATAATTCAAGTTGATAACCTTCAGGAGAATTATTTGCTTTACATTCTGCAAAATATTTTTCTAAATACTCTAATGCATCTTCTACAAGACTATTACCATAAGTATCAATACATGGAGGCATTGACCATTGTTCTGGAATAAATAAACCTGTCTTACCTATAGTACCTTTACTATCAATTAAATTAGTTTCTACGGCATAGATATCACTACCCTCTGGATTGTTTATCATATCCTTTAATGGACCACACTGTGCTAAATCTCCTACAGATCCTGCAGCAATAAACATTCCTGTAGTAATCATACCTGATTTTAAGGCTGGTTTAATATATCCAAAAGTCTGATCCATCTTAGGAGCAATACCCGCCTCTTCATGAAAGAAGAATTTAACAGGACCCCCTACACCATTTGTAGGATCCTTATCAAATGACATTCCTTGTAATGTACCTTTTAGACCTACTTCAGTTTTTCTATCTGCTTTTCTTACTTCAATTTTTTGTTGCCACATCATTACTTTATCTGGTGACATAGGTCTATACCAAGCAGTATGTTCATTTAAGAATGCAGCATATTCATTTAAGAATTTCCAAGTTCCTTTTTCATTTATATAATCTTTAAGACTTGCACCCATTTTAAGAGTAACTCCGGCCTCAAACCATAATTGATTAATTAGTTTACCACCATGAAAATATGAAGATGCAATCTGTCTTTTCTTTAGAATTGCTACATGTTTATAGTTTAACTCAGCAAGAATTTCATATAGTGCCATATGATACTGTGCATCTCTAATTTTAGCAAAGTCAAACTTTTGTTGTTCTTTATCAAAAATAGGTAGGAAATTTAACCACATGTAATAGTCTCTAGTTAAATACCATTTCTTATCACCATTAATATAAAAGACTCCTTTTCTACACTTATGTTTTTGGTCATCCCAATAAGTCATAAAATCTTTAGACTTAAAAGGAGCAACACAATAAACATTCTGATCTCTAAACTTTAGAGCTTGTTCATTAAAAAGTAAACTAGTTTCATCAAAATTATATTTACCCGGTTCAGAAAATATACTTTCAATGGATCCTGTAAATTCTTCTCTTGAATTAAAAGATACTGTTGTCCATAAACCATTATCCCAACAGGGTATATCTTGATAAATTTCACTCATAATTTCTTTTATTGATCATATGCCATACCAATTCCACCACGGACTTTACTCTGTTGTTCATCTTGTAAGTCTTTGTATACTCCTTTAAAAGAGTTTCTGACTGATTCATAGTTCTTAGCTGCATTAACCAATGCTGTTAAATTACCATCCTTACCATCTGTAATGGATGTTGTCTCCATGTACCTACCCAATCTATCAAGCATAGATTTAATACCCTTATATGCTCTAGAAGTAGGTGTTTCATATAACTTCTCACAAAACAACAATGCTTTGTATATTTCTGAATCTTCAGTAGAAAACTCTGCTTGGATTTCAGAAAGTATTATATCTTCCTTGTCATTCTCTGGAGTATGAAAAAATGGGTTTAAATCTGGATTAGGACAGGTCATATAAAACAGATACTGATAAATCTTTAGATGTTCTTCAGGATATTCATCCATAATATCTTTCAAAGACTTAAGAGTATAACAATGTTCTGTTGGTACAACTACTCCATTTTGTATGTCAAATAATTTAACTAACATGTTTATTTCTTTTTGAGTTTATGTTTATTATCAGATAACCAAAGTATAATTGAACTTACTTCATCTTCCAAATAGGGAACTTCCATAGGTATAACTTCTTTTACAATAGGATCACCTTCCGGAGTATATTTAGTAACAGGATATCCATTAGCATCTTTATCTTCTTCTTCAAATACTATATGATGTATATACATTGCTCCCGGCCTTAATTTAGGATTATGCCTTAACATAATATACATATATATACTTAATTGGAGTGCATAGTGATTAAAATTACAATCATCTAAATGCAGTAGAGGAAAAGATAACTTATCTGATATACCCTCCCAATTTACAAAAGATTCTTTCTTTATTTCTTTATTAGTTTTATAATCAATAATATATATTTTACTATTAACTATTTCTACTAAATCTGATTGTCCACATATACCTGCAGACTTAAGATATACCATATGTTCCGGATATACTCCAGATTCTAACTTTTGTAAAGGTGCTACTTTAACACCATTAGGTTCTACATTAGGAGAAAATATAGGAACTGTTATCCCATCTTTTTCAATAGATGCTAAACTACATAAGTCAGCTTCTCTTTGATTATGATAGAATGTTCCCAAAGACATAGCTCTTTGAGATTCATCATCCCATATTTTTAAAACAGTTTCTGGTTCAATACCAAACCATTTAGATTTTTTATTCTTACTTACTTTAGCAGCCACAGCTTTTGCATCAAATGGTTTTTTAAAGTTTGAAATCAATGTTGTTACACTAACCCAATCAAT